GTCCCCTCCCGGCAAACGTAACCCTATGGCATGAAAGGAGTTATGTCACGCCACTAGGCAAGGCGACACCACCCCCTTGGCCCCCCAGGCGACAACGCATATTAGGTCATATCCACTCCTGGATTTTTTCCACCCCTTGGCCCCCATGTGTTTCCTTCGGTGAAACGCGTTCTGGCTGTGTGTCGCAATGATCTATAGCGGCGTGTCGCTGCGGTGGTAATTGGGCTTTCCTGCTGGGCTTGTGGTGAGAGATGAGTACTGAAGATTCCATTCGTCGGCTTCGCTCTGGTGCCTGGACTCGCAGTGAGGGCCAAGACCCTGACGGCGGCTTGAATGCCAAGGGCCGCGCCGCCTACAACCGCGAGCATGGTGCCAACCTGAAGGCTCCACAGCCTGAAGGAGGGCCGAGGCGAGACTCGTTCTGTGCCCGGAGCGCGGGTCAGATGAAGATGTGGCCAGAAGCTGCGAAAGACCCTGACAGCAGACTGAGAAAGGCTCGCCGCGCATGGAATTGCTGACTTGCACTAAATGCGGGCAGGAAAAGCCTGGGACTGCTGCGGAGTTCCCGGTTAATCGCCGCAAAACTAACGGCCTGGATTCCTGGTGCAGGCAATGCAGGTCGGAGTACCGAAAGGCCACTCGCTTTCCGCCCGGCATTTCCGACAGGCAGCGTGCGGCCGAGGCCCGCCTTTTAACGGAATGCATTATCTGCGGAGAAACTCAGAGTAAACAGTTGTCCATAGACCATGACCATGGGACGGGCGAGGTGCGCGGCGCGTTGTGCAACCGCTGCAATTTGGGGCTTGGCCACTTCCGCGACAGCCCTACGCTCTTGCGATATGCGGCGTTATACCTGGAGGGGCAGTGCGAGTGCGGCGAGTGCGAGACGCACTGGGGCGGCATGAAGGAGAAACGGCTAACGACCCTGACAGCAGGATCAACAAGTCTCTCAGGGCGTGGAACTGCTGATGGCCTGTTGTAAAGCTTGCTGTGGCTGTGCTGATTGCTCTGAGGGCCAGCAGGGTAAGTGCTGCTGCGGCGGTGCTAGTGGGTCTTGTTGTTCCGCGAGCGAGTACTGTTGCAGCGGGGCCTGCCAAGGTACGCCATGCGACGAGCCATGCACCGTGGATGAGGATTGCTACTTCTGCGAAGACCCTTCGCTCACTGTGGTGGATCCATGCGACGGGGCATACTCAACCGCCAAGAAGTGTTGCCCGGAGGGTAGCGTGGCCTGGGTGGACGACCCTGGCGATCCCAGGCAGGGCAACTGTGTTTCCGACTGTGCGCCGGGCGATAACGTCATTCTGGGGGTTGGTGTCGCAGTACTCGGCTATTGCTGCGACGGCGCGTGTCAGCAAGAGGAGTGCGAATCCCCAGTCGATGTGTTCACATGCCCAAGTTCCGAAGACTGCTGCGCGGCCGAAGGGCTGGTATACGTTGGTGTAGACGGCACGGGGAAAGCACTTTGCTGCCAGGAGGACTGGACCTATGACGCACCCAACCTAAGTTGTAACCCTCCTGGCTATTCACCTCCGCCATGAAAATCGTCTCTCTCCCCAGCCTGGAAAGGATCTCCGCGTACCGTCCGGCTGGTTACCTGGAGGAAGTCCTGTCGCTCGCCACAGTCAAAGGTGAAAAGGTTTACCTTGCGGACGATGTGTATGAGCGGCTCAGAGATAAATACACCCATCCATCCCATGGCCCAGGCACAGAACTCAAGGCCCTGCTGAAGACGGTCGGCATTGTCGCCAGCCCTGGATGCTCATGTAACAAGCGGGCAAAGGTCATGGACCAAAACGGCTGCGACTGGTGCGAAGCCAACTTGGATGAGATTTCAGGATGGCTCCAGGAGGAGTCAGAGAAGCGTAAGCTCCCCTATGTGGCCACCGCAGGGAAGATGTTGATTAGGTGGGCGATACGCAGATCGCGTAAGAAGGGCAATGGCTAGTATGAACATGCAATGGAACGAAGAGCCGATGGGGCCGACGCCTCCCAACTTCGGTCAGGCTATCGCTGGCGGGTTTAACTGGCTGGCTAATCAGGGCGCGGGGTTGATGTCGCAGGCGGCTGCTCAAATGCCGCAGTATGCTGCGCAGATGCCGCAGCAGACACCTGAGCAGAATGTAGAGGACATGATCCGCAAGCTGCGGACTGAGCGGGCCCGTCAATCCTATGAGCGGAACTTCGGCCATTCGTTTGGCAACAACGCCTCTATGGCATCTCAAGGCCAGGGAGGACAGGCCGAGGCCATGCGTCAGCGGGTTATGAATTGGAATCGATCAGGCAAGAGGAACATCTGATGGACCCTTCGCAGCGGCTTTCTAACTTTGATGCGAACTACGGCTTTGGCTACGACTCTGCCGGCAGGCCGGTTTACAACAACGAGTTTTCTTTGGGTCAGGGGAACGCTGCGCGACAGGCTACGATGGCCGAGCGTCGTCGGCTAGAGATATTGGCAAACCAGTACGACGGCGGAGGGATGATCAGATCCCTCTTGGCCGAGCGGAATCGTAACGCAGCCCGGCACTCCGGCGTTGATCCTGCCAGTTGGCTGGACTTGTCGGCGGGCGCCGGCCGGTCTTTTGTCTTGCCGAGAACATGATGGACTTTGACCTCATCTGGTGGGAGTGGTGGTACGACTACGACGATGAGATTCCCGGGGATGGGTATCCGGCATAGCGGCGCCGACAACTGGAGCGGGTGATGCCCTACAAGACCTACGAAGAGCTTTTGGCCGAAGCCGCCAGCCGGCCGCTGCCGCCGACTCAGGGCTTTCAGCCATACAATCCGCTCTGGAGACAGCCCAAAAGCGAAGAGAGGCGAACCGCTGACGCTCAGCGGCTGTACGTTCTAGATCGCCTCCCGGAGGTGCAGTCCGGTGCCCCTGAAATCCTTGACCAGGGCCCTCTTCGCCAGCAGCTTGCTTCACCTTTTGAGGCATATGCAAAGCCGGGGTTCTCTTACCGGGACAAAGACAGCGGGGAAGTAAAGGCCGTGCCGGGCCAGTACCTTGGCGAAGAAAGCCCAATTTGGAAAGGATTAACATGGTTAGGCTCGCCAGTGAGTGCCATTGCGAACGCGAGCAGAGAGCTTGCGAATCAGGCTGATCGCGGCGTGAGCTACATGTACGGCCAGGAGCCAGTCGAACACTACCCGGGCGCATGGGATGAAGCTGTCAGTGACATGAGCACATTTTCCGCAGGGCTCCCAGGCCCGTCTGGGCGGGTCGTCAAGGATGCCGCCGGGGGCGGGAAAGTGCAGGAGTTTGACAATGACAACCGCTGGAAAGAGTTGCGGTCGATGCGGGAAGCCCAGGACTCGGTGTCAGCAGACCAAGTAGACCCCCGCGCCACCGAAAGATTTATACAGGAAGGAAAATACGGCTCGCGACAAATCGACCACGTAGACCTCCTGGAAGGTAATCCCCTGCTCCCTTCATGGGGGCCGATGGCGCTGGGGACGCTAATGAACATAACGACTGACCCGAACGCAGCAATGCTGAGTGTAGGGAAATTGGTCAAGCAGGGCCGGAAGCTTGCCGCGTGGGGGGCTCTTGGTTCAGACGTTGCAACCGCCGCTGTGCCAGAGTTGATTATGCAAAACCCGGAGCTGATGAAGCAGATCCGCGATGCGGGCGTTGACGTTACCGATAAGATCCGCGACCTCTTGCCGAATAAGTACTGATAGAGCCATCGCTCCAGATGCAACAGGACGACTCCCCGTAACAAAATCGACACTAGTAGGACAGTGATCTATTAGAGCCCATTCCCCCGCAGGGTCTAATAGATATGTCAGAAGAAGAAGTAATCAACGACGTGCCGGTGACAGAAGCCCCAGAGGCTCCTGTTGAGTCCGCTCAGGACTACGGTGGCTTCACTAGCCCCTACGAAGCTTTCAAGTCTCTCCCGGACTTCCAGGGTCAGGACGATCTGACCATCGCCCGGAATCTGTACTCTGCCTACAACGGCGTGAGCGAGGCACAGCGTCAGCTTCAGCAGTACCAGCAGGTTGTCCCCTACGCCAACGAATATCTCCAGAATCGGAACTCCTACGAAAAGTGGAAGTCCGAGCAGGCAGCGGCATCGGCCCCTAAGCCGCAGGAGCGGGCGAAGTGGTGGGCACCCCCAGATGTTGATGAGTCCTACAAGGGATACATCATCCGCGACCCCCAGTCTGGCCGAGAGGTCATCGACCCGAATGCTCCTCTCCATGCCCAGGAAGCCCTGCGGAAATACCAGGACTACACGGCGAACTTTGCCCGCAAATTCGTCACTGACCCAGAAAACACCCTGAAGCCCTTCATCGAAGAAGTGGCAATGCAGAAAGCCGAAGAGCTTGTTCAGCGGCAACTGGGTCAGTACACGGCACAGAACTATGTCAGCAGCCTAGAGAAGCAGAATGCTGATTGGCTGTACGACCAGAGTGGGCAGGTCTCCCGCGAAGGGCAGGCCATCCAGGCTTACATCCAGCAGGCTTCCGAGATCGGGATCACCAACCCCGAGGCCCGCTGGAAGTACGCCACCTCCATGCTTCAGCGTGACTTGCTGAACATGCGATACCAGCAGATCCAGCAGCAGGGCTTCAACCAGCCAGCCCCACAGCAAGCACCCGCTCCGCAACAGTACGCCCCACCGGCTGACCCGGTGGCACAACAGAACATGCAGTTCCTTCGGGAGCGCGCCGAGCGCACGCCCAATCGAAGTGCAGGGACAACGGAGCCTCGGGCACCGCGCCAGAGGATGAGTTTTGAAGACCGGCTTCGTAGCCAACTTGTAACCGATGGAGTCATCTGATGAGTAGCAGTGTAGACTGGGCCCGTTCAATCGCAACGACGATTACAAACCACTTGAGGGAAGAAGAGATTGCTTCGCTTCGGAAGTATAAATTCTTCGCCGCTCTGGAAGGTGCGGGTCAGATCCGCACTAACATGTCAGGCAGGGGCTTCGATTGGGAAATCCAATACAGAAATCATAACCCCTCGGGTAACAACGGAGAGACTCCGCGATCCTTCGCTCGCGAGAACCTCTGGAAGAAACTAGAGCTTGAATACCGTGGTGCGCAAGTCAGTGACGCAATTTATAAGCGAGAGATGCTTGAGAACCGTTCTGCTCAGGCACTTGTAAACGTCGCTGGTAAGATGAGTTCGCGGCTGCTCACCAGCATGGAGCAGTATCTGGCAAAGGAGTGGGTGACCGATGGCTATGACCCGGCTAACTCCTTGAGGTTCCACGGCATCGAATCGTTCATGGGCGCCACCCAGACGATTGATGCCACGGCCACTGGCGCAACTGCCCGCTCGGCCAACGCTGCGGATCCTTTCTACTATCCGAACGATACCTACGCCGGTCTTTCGACCGTCCTTGGTGCGTACGGCGGAAGCCCAACTTCCACGGGTTTCTGGCCTTCGGGCGATAGCGATCCTGAGTTTGATTTCTTCTCGCCAGTGATTGTGAACGCAGATTCGTCCTACTTCGGTGCTACCACCTGGAAGGATAACTGCGTCAAGGCAGTCCGCGAGGCAATCCATCAAACTCGCCGGAATGATTCCAAGGAAGATCAGGTCGATATGGTCCTCCTTGATCGTCGGCTGTACATCGATTTCCTTAACACGCTTGATGCCAAGGAGCGGGTGGTTGTAAGCCGCCAGAATGGCCTGCGTAGTTATGGATTTACCGACGTATTTGAGTTGGACGGCGTTGAGGTTTCGGCCGAAAATTCTGTTCCCGCGAACACCGGGTATGGGCTTGCCACGGGCAACGTCGAACTCCTGTGCATGGAGTCGCAACTGATGGTAAGTGAGGGACCATTTTACGACGAAATTTCACAGCAATTTCGCTATGTAGTTTCGACGTTGGGTAACCTTAAATTTAAGTCACCTCGTAACTTTTTTAAGATCGTAGTCTGATCCAAGGAGTAAATGAATAATGAGCTTGTACGTTGATCCGCCCTTCGCCCTTGGTCAGACGCTCGGTGTAACCAGCGCCACCGACGGCGAGAATTGGGTTGGTGCTGTCAAGGTGTTCCCGGATGTCAATCCGACTACCGGAGCGGTTCGTAGCAATCGGGTGAAGAAGTGCATCGCAGTTCGCAATGCCTCTGGCGTTGTCCTGCTTCCTAAGCGATTGGTCGCCTGGAAGTCTGGCTCGTTTACGCAGGTTGATGGGTATACCAACATCACCGACGAGGCTTCGTCCGGAATCGTTGATGAGCATATTCCAGCATCCGGCGTGGCGGCCAATGATGTGTTCTGGGTGACGGTGGAAGGTCCGACCGAGGTGAAGCTTGCCCCCGGCCTCACGGCCTCTGTGGACACCTACCTTACGGCTGTGACTGCTGCCAACAGCCTGGACGCTACCACCGCTGGGCAGGCCCAGACGGCCGCTGCAACGTGGCTCCAGAACGGATTCATCGGACGAGCGGTCTCGTCTGGCTCCGCTGGTGCCAACGTGCTGACTGTTGTGAGTATCGTTCGTAGTTGATCATCCCCATTACGGGGAGTCGGGGGGCAGCCGGGTGTGGAGGTGACTCCCGCCCGGCTGTTTCTCATTAAGGACAAGTCATGAACGATCAGGCTGCTATCCAGAACCTTGACTACCTCCGCCAGCTAATTGCGGAGACGAGAGGCGACCAGCCAATGGATGACCTTGAGCGGCTGAGAATGTTCTATGGGATGGGCGTCGGCACAGATATCGCGACATCGGAGGACAGGTAATGGCGACTTGGGCAAAACAGCCAGGGCAGACAACTCAGCAGGCCCTCGCGGCAGCAAATAACAGCCCCGTCTACCAGCGCAGCCTCCAGTTCGCCACGGGGCAAGCCCAGCCAAAGACAAGCCCGTACTCATCGTCAACCACGTACAGCCAGCAGTCTTCAAGTCCGTTCCAGGCGTACAACCGTTCGACAAACTACGGAGACGGCACCAAGCTAACCGAGGCGTACAACGGAGGGAACACATCCCCGTACGGCCAAGCCCCCAAGATGCCGACGAGCGGTACTGACGGCAACTGGGCCAATTATGTCAGCGACCAGCGACCAGCAAACTTCACGGCCCAATACGGGAATATGGAGGGCGGCTACAGCTCCACTCCTAATACCGCAACGAGAGATGCGTTCATCCAGTCTCTGAACGATCAGATGACTCCGTACATGTCCGGTCAGCAGAAGGGCCAGATCAACTTCAGCCCAGAGAAAGCGTGGGAAAGCGCAGGCAAGATGGTTGATCAAGGATGGAGCAATCCATTCGCGGCAGTCTCGCGGCAATCTTTCCCATCTGCCTATGATCCGGCCGGTCTTCCAGCCGCTCCGCCACAGTCGCAAGAAGACATTATTCGTCAGTTCCGGCAGCAGCGTGGCTCAGACCCGCGTCAAATGATGGGCCGCCAAGGGAATCGCCCGCCAGTCTACATTTAGTGTATACTTGTTCACCTCCCCCAGGAACATGTAATGCAACAGAAGTTCAACGTAGGGATCGTTACTTTCTCCTACGGCGGAAACGGTGGAATCTCGTCGGAGGTTCCTGACATCAGAGAGTGGATGGTTCCGCTTGTTACCGAGCTTTCACGGGACGAGCGGGTAGACCAGATCCGAATCTGGAATCTCGCAGATACGCCGATCACCATGACGCGCAACAGGGCTGTACTCCAGGCCCGTGAGTATGGCGTGGATGTTCTGGTCATGGTCGATAGCGACATGAAGCCGGACATCAATGCCGGCCAGCCGGACGCCAAGCCTTTCTTTAAGACCTCTTTCGACTATATCGTTGATCACTACCACAAGGGCCCTGTGATCATCGGCGCCCCATACTGCGGCCCGCCTCCTGGCGAGTGCGTCTATGTTTTCCGCTGGCAGAACATGCAGTCGGAGAACCCAAACCCAGACTTCCAGCTTGAGATGTACGACCGCAACGGTGCCGTCAAGTTGGCAGGAATTCAGGACTGCGCCGCTCTGCCAACCGGGCTGATCATGTACGACATGAGGATCTTCAGCCTCACAGAGCCAAAGGAAGAAGGCGACAAGCCGTGGTTCTACTATGAGTGGAAAGACAAGTACGCCGCCGACAAAGCCTCTACGGAGGACGTAACCATGACGCGGGACGTTTCTCTCGTTGGTGTGGAAAAGCTTGGGTACAACCCGGTTCTCTGTAACTGGGACGCTTGGGCCGGTCACTGGAAGCCCAAGTGCGTTGGTAAGCCAATAGTGATCGAAGCCAAGGGCGTGGCTGAGAAGATGAAAGAATGCTGGCGGGCTGATGTGGACCGCAGCGTGAAACTGATCGACTTTCGGGCCGGAGCTAAGTGACCTCGGATAATGTTCCTGACAAGGTCTGCTTGGAGTGCGGACTGCCGTGGCCTGCGACAACGACTTACTACCATAAGTCCAAGGATGGGTTTCACGCACGTTGCCGAAAGTGCCGCAACAAGAAGCTCAAGAAAGAGCGGGCCAAGAAGACTGACACTAAGCTGGACGAGATTGAGTCTGGTGCCGTCAAGCTCTTTGTGGCCGCCTCCAGGATTGGGGGGGCTAATATCCCGCATTCCTCCGAGTTGCTTGAAGTCATGATGGAGTACTTCGGCGGAGTCAGAGGGTTCACCAATGTGTTCGTCAAGCAGTTCTTCGACGCACCAGTCGGCGGTGCCTTCAGAACGAAGATGCTGGACTCTGTTGTCAGGCTTGTGACCAACAACACCGCAATGGGTGGCGCTAAGAAACCGCTGGAGCTAATGAGTGAAGAAGAGCTAGAGAACGAAATCCGCAGGCAGGTCTTAGAAGCTGCCATGCAAATGAAGAAGGTAGAGGTTGTAGATGCAGTGCGCAAGTTGCCGCTGGTGGTATCCGAACCCACCATTCGCGATGGGTTTGTGCAAGAGGTTCCCGCCGACATGGGTGAGGAACGAAGAGGGGCGACACCCAGCAACGACGCCGACCAACAGTTGCGGGGAATGGAATGAAAAGGCACCCTCGCTCAACGACACCACCGCCACCACAGCTAGACCTTCCTGGAGGTATTACCCAACACCAATTCGGGAACCTGAAGGACATCCAGAAGGAGCTGACGGGGCGGAGGCTTGAGGCACTAAGGCTGTATGAGCCAATGCCGCACCAGGAGGAATTCCACAAGTGTATGGCGAGCGAGCGGATCGTTCTTGGTGGCAACCGAGGCGGGAAGACCCTCGCGGTCGCAGTGGAAGCAGCGCGGGCCGCCACGGGGCAGGATCCTTATGGGAAGTACCCGGCGGAGGGTGGCAATCTGGCGATAGTTGGTCGGAACTGGCCGCACATTGGCCTAGTCATCTATCCGATCCTCCTAAAGGCTGGGGCGTTTCGGATCGTACGGGACGAGACGACTGGCTTATGGAGGTCGATCCGCCCTGGTGATGACAAGTCAAAGAGCAAGCCCGCACCGCCGCTCATCCCTCCGAGGCTTGTCAAGGACACCAGTTGGGTACTGAAGAACGCTGGTTACCTCAACAAGCTTGAGCTAGTTAACGGTTGGACGATCTGGTGCTTCTCATCTGAGGGCCAGCCGCCGCAGGGATATTCTGCCGACATGATTTGGCTAGACGAAGATTTGAACAATGAGGCTTGGGTAGGCGAGTGTCAGGCCCGGCTCGCTGATCGCAAGGGGCGCTTTGTTTGGTCAGCAATGCCCCACTCTAAAAATGATGCCTTGATTGGTCTGTGCGAGCGAGCGGACAAAGCCATTGAGGACAACGTCCCCAGTCCAATCATCAAGAAATTCACGTTCCGGTTCCTGGACAACAACTTCATCGACGGCGAGGAGAAGAAGAAGAACATCGAACGCTGGAGCGCTCTCGGCCAAGAGGAGCTTCGCATGCGGGCGGAGGGGGAGTTCACTACCGAGTCCACCCTCATGTACCCGACGTTCAACCTTTCCGTTCACACCAAGCCACGGTCAGAGCTTCCCAACGGGCAGGTGCCGGCGGAGTGGACTCGGTATGTCGCAATCGATCCCGGCCATGCTGTCATGGCAACACTCTTCGGTGCCGTCCCTCCAGACGAGAGCTACCTGCTGATCTACGACGAACTCTACATCCGCAACTGCAATGCACTCATCTGGGGCGAGCAGTTTCTCCAAAAGGCAGTCAACCAGCACATTCACTGTGCGATCATGGATATGCATGGCGGCGCACTTCGCGACCTCGGCTCGGGCCGATTGCCTCATGAACTGTACTCCGAGCAACTGAAGAACAAGAACTACCGCTTTGCTATTGGCGGATCCTCCTTTATCCCAGGATCGGATGACATCGCAGCCAGAACGGCTCTCGTCAGGCAGATGATGCACATCAAGGGCGACGGCAGCACAAGGATCAAAATCCTGGAGGGGGCGTGTCCCAACCTCATCCGGGAACTGAAGCGGTACAGGAAGAAGACAACGACAGTGAATGGGCAGGTGTTTGTCACTGACTCCCCTCAGACTCGCGGGGAAGTCCATGCAGCCCAGACGCTTGAATACCTCTGTGCATACGAACCGAAATACCACACACCCCCAAGGAATGCCGGGCCGGACCCCTGGTGGGTGAAGTGGAGGCTGGAGCGAAAGCGACGGCAGCAGGAGTCTAGGGATCCCTGCATCATCCTCGGCCCATCAGGGAGATCCGCGTGAGCTACGAAATGCCGACCGCCGAACTTGGCGACATTGTCTTTTTCTATCCCCATGAGGGTGCGACGGCCATCCCGGCATTCGTCACCGTCAAAGCCTCTCGGACCCTAACGCTCTGGGCTTTAGCCGGCGAGCAGGGCGGCGTGGTCAAGCCATCGGTCCACCACACCACCGATCCCGGGGTCAATGAATTCCCTGACTGGAAGCGATATGGCTACTGGGAACACAAGCCGAAGGATCCGGCGATCTCCATTCTGAGCGAGAAACTCAGCCTATTGGAGAAGAAGCTCGCCGCCGTGGCCCCAAAAAAGGGCTAACGGGACATTAGTCAGTAGGAGAACTCCATGGCAGAAGACATGCCGCTGCGGCCAATCGTTAAGCGTTGGCTGGAGTGCATTAAGACCGCTGAGAAACACAAGAAACCCTTCAGCGAGGACGCGGCGGAAGCCATGGGGTTCTTCGCTGGCGACCCTGACTTCATGTGGAAGGACGGTTACGCTCGCGGAGAACGCGGGTACATTCGCGGCATAGATCCGCCACCGTTTCGCATGATGGTCAACCGCGTGTGGGAGGCCGTCCGGCTCTTTACGGCAGTGATCCATCATCGCAATCCGACTCGGACGGTGACGCCGAAAGAGTACCCAATCATCGGCCCGCAGCTTCTCGGGATCTTCCCCCAGCCGCCGGTTCCGCAGATGGGCCCAGATGGCCAACCCGTAATGGGCCCTGATGGCCAGATGGTCATGATGCCAGACCCAGGCATCCAGCAATACCAGCAGATGATGCAGCAGCAGCAGATGATGCTTGATGCTAGGAAGGTCATCTCCAAGCTGCTGGAGGACTATCTCAACTACACGCCGAATGAACTCAACCTCAAGGGGCACTCCCGGAAGGTGGTTGAGGAAGCATTCATTAAGGGCGCGAGCGTTTGGTGGCATGAGCTTTACACGCCTCCCGGCTCGCAGGTCAAGATGGCGGGATCGTTCTATGACACCGTCGATAACATTGTCTGGGATCCAGATGCCGACGAGTTTGATGACATCCGCTGGGCCGCCCGCCGAAGGTGTCAGCCAGTAGATGAAGTGGCTGCAAAGTTTGGGCTATCGCGAGAGGATCTGAAGGGCCATATCGAATCCTACTCTCAGCAGGCTGACTCCAGCGACCGTGGATACCAGCACAAGAAAAAAACGGGCAAGACAAACGACCTCATTGTCTATTGGGAAATCTACTCAAAGACAGGTTTCGGTGACAGGCTCAAGGACGGGGACAAAGACTTGCGTGGCAAGTTCGACTCCATCGGAGCCAATTGCTACATCGTAGTTGCCGAGGGCGTTGACTTCCCACTCAACGTGCCGCCAGCGATGCTCCAGGAAGAGGCGGAAGAGTCCGGTGTCCCACAGTCGCTGTTCATGGCGGCGCAGTGGCCGATCCCGTTCTGGGCCGAGCCGAAAGGGTGGCCTTTCACACTCTTGGCATGGCACGGCAAGCCTGGGTACTCATGGCCAATCTCATTGATTCGCCCTGGCATTGGGGAATTGCGATTCATCAACTGGGCGATGAGCTTCCTGGCAACAAGGATTGCAACTTCCTCGCAGACTCTGATCGGCGTTTCAAAGCATGCGGACCCGGACATCAAGGCGAAGATCCTTGAGAAGTCTGAGGGCGGATTCAACATCGTAGAAATCTCCGAAGCTGTAGGCCGGTCGGTGAACGATGTTATCTCTGTCTTCAACCTTCCTGGCGTAACCCAGGACATGTACAACATCATCTCCGAGGTCACGGCGCTGTTCGACCGGCGGGTTGGTCTTACCGAGTTAATTTACGGTATGACCAGGGCAAGCTTCAGAAGTGCAGCAGAAGCAGCCGTGAAGTCCGAGCAGATCAGTGTGAGGCCGGACGATTATGCAAATATTCTTGAGGATGCTCTATCTGAGGTTGCCCGAAAAGAAGCGCTCCTTGCTCGTTGGCTCATCACGCCACAAGACATTGCACCGCTTCTTGGCCCTATGGCTGCTCAAGCGTGGCAAATCCACGTTCAGGGAGAGAACCCGGAATCAATAGTCCGGGAGTATTCCTACCGCGTAGAGGCTGGTTCCGCCCGCAAGCCAAACATTGCCACGCGGATTGAGAACATTAACAACGCCATGCAGATCATTATGCCTGTCGCCCAGGGTCTGTTGCAGGCCGGCAAGCCGGAACTCTTCAACGCCATGCTGGAGGACTGGGGCAACACAATGAATTTTGACGTGTCCCGCTACATGGTTCCGCCGCCGCCGCCCGCCCCACCCCCACAGGAGCAGCCTCCACAATGATACCCAGGCACATCAAAGAACTAGGCCTCGGGGCCGTGGAAACCTACCACAAAGCACTGCCATACGGCGAGCGGTGGGCCGAGATGTGCGCCTACCAAATCGCCCCCGGATCTCTCGGATCGGATAGGGCGTTTATGGAGGGCCGATACAACAACCAGCAGCTGGACAACATGCCCTCCAGGCAGGCGAAGTACATCGCTAAAGAAGCCCGTGAGGCAGGAATCGACATTTCCGGAAAGTACTACGTCGGCGGCCTTGCGGACAAACGGGGCTGGAAAGACCCGGAGGCCTGGGTGTCTGGCGTGGACGACATTAAAAGTGTCTCGCAGAAGCGACGACTGGCCGTGCAGGGCATTTACAACTATGACCCCGGCCCAGCCGATCCGAAGCGATCCGTTCTGAACGAGAAGATCATTCAGAAGGAAGTTCGCCGTTTGCGAACTGCGAACAAAAAGGCCAGCGATGGCGAGCTGCGGGAAAAGGTCATCGAAAAGCACGCACTGAAAGGCAAGGGTCGATGAACGCTATTGAGCGACGGTCTGGCGGTAACTCAGTCATCACAGCGAACAGCTCTGCCGCAACAACTGCAGGCAGCTTCCCATACGACCGCTGGGCGGCCGGCATGGTCT